TACTTCTACCTACCGCGCCCTATCCCGTGAGAACAGGAAAACGGGTGACGGTAAAAACCCTAGTGTGGCTATGGTAGACGAAGCAGCCCAGATTATTGAAAGGTCATCTATCGAGGTCCTGCACTCTGGTATGGGCGCTCGTAAGAACCCACTGCGGATGTATTTGACCACTGCCAGCTTTACTAAAGAAACCAAGTTCTATGAAGATTTGAGCCATTTCCGTTCTGTTTTGCGTAGTGCTGCCGAAGACAACTTTAGATGGTTTGGATTGCTGTACAGCATTGACCCCGGAGATGAGTGGAGCAATCCTGACATTTGGATTAAGGCAAACCCTATGTTGGGCGTGTCGGTCACTAAAGAGCATATTAAGCACATGGCTGCGGAAGCTTCTGCCAAGCCAGCCAGCTTGAATGAGTTCCTGTGCAAGCAGTTAAACATCTATGTGTCTGCTAATAGCGCATGGGTTGATAGGCGCTTCTGGGATGAGTCTGTTGCTAAATTACCACAGGATAAACCCGAATCTACATTTATTGCTTTTGACTTGGCACATAGCCGAGATTTAAATGCTGTCTGTACTTTGCACAGATATGGCGAAGAAGACTTCTATGCCAAGTTCCAGTTTTTCTTGCCGGAAGAGTCAATGGATTTTGTGCCAAACCATTACAAGCCAATTTACCTTCAAGCTCAAGCTTCAGGCATCCTAAAGCTGACACAAGGTAATGTGACTGATTTAAATGAGATTGAAACCTACATTAAATCGGAGTGTTTAATCCATGATGTTAAAGAAATTGCTTTCGACCCTTACAACGCCGCTGCGCTGGTTGCAAACCTATACAGCCACGGGTTACCTGTCAAAAAAGTGGGCCAAGGTATGGCTGTACTGTCAAACCCAAGCAAAACGACTGAGCAGCTTATTCTCAAGAAAGCCATAAAGCATGACGGCAATCCATTTTTGGGTTGGCAACTTGGAAACTGCGAGGTTTATACCGATGTCAACGGTAATGTGAAGGTGCGTAAAAATGAGGCAGACCCATCTGCCAAAGTTGATGGTATTATTTCTATGATTATGGCGCTACACTGCCACCTAGATAATGTTTTCGTTACGGAATCATTTGGCTTTAGGTCTTTAGATTGGTAGAATGTGCGTAAATAGGAGAAAATCATGGGACTTTTGGATGTTTTTAGCAGTAAAAAAGTAACAAATAATGAGAGCAACTCGTTGTTTGGTCAGACTGCGTTGGGCAACAATATTGTTTACCAAAGTAATAAACAGCAACCAAATGTAAATACCCAGATACTCTACGTCACAACTGCCAGCACTACCAATGCTGGTCGACCTGTTGACATGTCTATGCTTACTCGCAACAGTACAGTAATGTCCTGTATTGCGATTAAGGCTAGGGCGCTTGCACAACTGCCTATCAATATTTGTTGCGAAAGCGAAGATGGCGAATATGTAAATGCCATCAAAAACCCGTCTGTTGGTACTCGCGATAAGACAAAAGCAAAGCAAGTAGCCAAGCTTTTAAACAATCCAAATAACTTTCAGAGCAAATATGAGTTTTGGTATCAGTGGCTCATGTGGTATGAGCTTGCTGGTGAAGCGTTTACTTTATGGTGGCGTAAAGACCAAGAGTCTGCAACAGAGACACCTCTGGAAATGTACATTTTGGATAGCACTTTAATTGCTGTGACCATTAATCCCGCTAGGTATCCATCCTATCGACTGTCTACACCATCTTACGGTTTTAGCCGTGACCAGCCACTTAAAGCGCATCAAATCATGCACTGCAAAGAGATGGCATGGCAAGGTTCTGCCGGTTTTAACAAAGGTATCTTGGCGGCTGAGTTGGTTGCCCTTGACCAAGACATTGACCTGTACGCAAACTATGTAATGCAGAACGGTGCAAAGCCTTCTGGCATGTTTACGACCGATGCTGTTGTGCCTGATGCCAAATACAAAGAGATTGCAGCCCGTCTGAAAGAGGCTTGGAGCAATATGACTGGCTCACGCCAATCTGACCCATCTAAGCCCGGTCAGGGCATGCTGCTGGACCAAGGCATGAAGTACACGCCATTGGAAATGCTTAACTTGCAAGATGCAGATGCGGCTAATCTGAAGATGCAGACCATGCGAAGGATTTGCGGCTTGTTTGGTGTGCCTCCGCAAATGCTTGGCATTATTGATGGCAAGTTTAATAACAGCCAGACGCAAATGGATGAGTTCTATAAAGGGACTATGTATCCTATGTTGGTCAACATCCAAGAGAAGCTGAAGCAACACCTATTTACAGGTTACCCATCATTGTGTGTTGAGTTTGACACTAGCGACTTCTTAAAGGGCGCACCACTTGACCAAATGAACTTTGCTACCTCTGGTGTGACCAATGGAATTATGACTCCTAATGAAGCTCGTCAATATATGGGCATGCCTAATGTCGAAGGTGGTGATGAATTGGTAAAGCCCAATAAACCTGCTGATTCTATTTCTGGTTCTAGCCCCCAAGATACTGGTGGCGGTGGTGGTAATCAAACTAAGAAAATGAATATAGGAAAGACTTGATAAATAATGCAAACTGATACAAAATATCTGGTAGCATTAGCAAAACAGGTTCGTCAACCTGTAATACAGTTGCCTGTACTTTTAGGGCAACCCCCTAAAATACAAGATAACAACCAATCTATGGCTTTAGGGGCTATTAATGAAGCAAATGAATCTAATCTGCGAAGCGAGATTAAACCTAACGGAAAAAGCCGCAAACGGCGAACCTACAGGCAAGATTGAAGCCCGCATTACTTCTTGGGGTCCACGCGAAGGTGCGGATGGTCGCCGTTTTAACTACCAGCCAGAAGGCTTTATGGATTGGGCAGAACAATTTGCCTCCTCCGGTAGACCACTCCCAATGTTCCTAAACCACAATGCAGAGTCTATGCCTGTTGGCGAATGGACAAGCATTGAGATGGATGACGAAGGCATGAGCGCAAGTGGTCGATTATTCTTGAACACCACTGCTGGCTCAGACCTGTATCAAGTTATGAGCGAGTCACCCAATATGTTTGGTGGTGTCTCTGTTGGCGCTTACGCTGATGAATATCAAATGGTTAATTCTGATGGCGAACCCGACCAATCTGAAGAAGCTTACTTCCAAATCACTAAAGGTGGTCTGCGTGAGACAAGCATTGTGATGTACCCAAATAATCCTAAAGCAGAAGTTAAGAAGCTGGAATATTTCCGTGCTGATGGCTCTGCTGATTTAAAAGTTTTGGAAGAAGCCTTGCGGGATGCAGGACTGTCCAAGAGCGATGCGGTCGCTGCCGCATCAACATTCAAGAAAGTGCTGGAGCAGCGTGATGCTGAAACTGCGGCTATTGAAAATGCGCCACAGCAGAGTGATTCTGGTGCGGAAGCGACCGAAGCAGAAATTCTCGCGGCTCTTGAGCAACGTGAACTTCTTAAACTCCTCGACAAACGACTTAAAGGTTAATCATGTCACAAGTTATTCTAGAAAAATTGGACGCTATTGAAGCTAAACAAGCTGAGAGCGTTGCGGCTGTAGAAGCCAAAATCCCCGCTGCTGTTGAAGCTGTTAAAGCTGAATTCAGCGAAATGGTTGCTGCTTTGGAAGCCAAAGTGTCTTCTATTGAAGCTCCTTCCATTATTCGCGCACCTGCTAAAACTATTCGCAGTGATGTCAACCGTTCTGTCAAAGAACAACTCTCTTCTTTCTACAAAGGCAATGGTCGTGTAGAAAAAGAATTGAAGATGTTTGAAGACGAAAGCCAATACGCTGCATACATGAACGAAGCTTCTGCTTTGACCGCTGGCGGTGATGGCAAAGGTGGTCGCACAGCTTATGACCCAGTGTTTGCTGCTTTGCGTTTGGCAAATCCTTTGCGTGGTGTATCACGCGCTGTTGCTACTGATGGTTCAAGCTATCAATTCCGTGTAAAGACCGGCAATGCTGGCGCTGGCTGGGGTTATGCAATCAACAACAACACAGCAGCTACAACTGAAGACACAACAATCTGGCAAATCGTTTTGCAAGACTTGAATGTCCAGTTCCCGATTCGTACTGCTGCATTGGATGACATCGATGGTTTGGAAGCCAATGTCGTTGATGACATGCTTGCCGAATTCGCACAATCAGAAGCTTTGTCAATGATGCAAAACAACGACCAAGCTGCACAATCAGGAACTAACCCCTACGGCGGCACAAACGGCTTGCGTGGTTTAGACCAATATGCAGGTTCTAATGCTACTTATGCTGGCGGCACTTGCTCAACAGCGGCTTTTGGTTCTACTGGTACTGGCTCTTCAAGTGGTTTGCATAGCCTTGCTACTTATGACCAAATTACCACTAACGCAGCAACCGTTGGCGCTAATAACATCACCTATACCGATGTAGTTAATTTCATTTACCAATTGCCACAACAATATTGGACTTCAAACGCTAAGTTTGTAATTAGCCCAATCTTGTTAAACGCAATTCGTGCATTGAAAGACAACAACGGCGCACCTATCTTCAATCGTAACGAAGGTTTGTCTGTCGAAGGTATTGTTGGTCAACTGATGGGCTTTGATGTTATTGTGAATAAGTATTGCGATACACCTTCACAAACAACAGCAGGTTCTGCCGGTACAAACAGCTTGTACCCAATGTACTTTGCTGACTGGTCACGCTTCCACACAATCGTAGACCGCCTGAACATGGTTATGCGTAGATACGACCAGACATTGCCCGGCTTTATCACCTTCTTCGGT